AGTACTGGATGGATGCTCCTCCAGAAGCTCGAGGGCCATTTTTTACAAGTAACAAAGCTCGAGCGTTAGAGATTGCTGAGGATAGTGTTGCAGCTCCACCAATCTGCTTCCAAGTGCCTATAATATGCTGAACTGCGCCTTTGGTTGCTTGAGCAAGTTTAAGAGCATTATCCTTTGAGAAAGTAGGCTCCTCCCCATACAGCGCATCTATCCCACCGCTGGGCTCACTCTTGCCCGGCGTAAAAAAGCTCTTTACCTTCTCCCCCGTAGACTGCTCACCATACAGCTCGTCCAGGCCGTCAGCCATGGCTAGTCCTCATCATCGTCGTTATCGTCGTCTTCCTTGGACTCAGGAGCAAGCCCACATTGACTTGGAGCAAGAACGCATGCCACCTGATCGGGATCGCGGCGCCGGGTTCAAACGCCAGGGCGCGTATTGCGACTCCTACGGGTACCTATACCCAAGCTACATTCAATGCCTTGCCCTTCATTACCGTGAGTGGAAGTGGCTGTTATTTCCGTAACCTTGCCACGTTCCAGCAATTCTCCACGGGGGCGAACGGCGAGATTAACTTCAACATCAGTGGTAGCTACAATCTCTTCGACAACGTCTTTATGGGAGGGATGGCTAGTACAGTCGCTGCTGAGGGTGCAAATAGCCGGGTATTGAAGATCGCCACGGGCGGTGAAAATACCTTCATGAATTGTCAGATTGGGATTGATACGGTAACGCGATCTGCTGCTAATGCAAACATTGAGTTTGCCAGTGGTACTGCTCGTAATCGCTTTATCAATTGCTTACTGCCAGTCATGACAGACGACGCAGCTGCTCTGTGTATCTTGGGTACTGGCGCTGCTTGCATGGATCGCTTTCAGCTCTTTACTGACTGCTGGTTCATCAATGCGATTGAGAGTACTTCTGTCGCTATGACCGTTGCGGCATCACTTACCTCTGCCAGTTCTGGTGGGATGCTGGTCTTTGCGAACTGCAACTCAGTGGGCATGACCAAGTGGGGTGACACCAACGCGCTGGCACAGTCCTACGTGTCCAACGTGGGTGGTGCATCTACCGATGGTCTGATGCTGGCTCCGTCATAATATAGGAATGGGGGCTTCGGCCCCCTACCTAACAGGAGAACTCTATGTATCCAATTGAGTTTAGCTACACGCCAGCTGACGATGATGCTAATGGTTTTGCCGATGATGTTGCCTATTCTGGAGGTGGCTATGCTCTAACTGCCACAACCCCTGATGATGATCTTGCACACATTGTTACTATCCTCGGCAATGCGGCTACAAATCACAGCGCCAAAACATTCACTGTGACTGGTACTGACGTAGATGACTTTGCTCAAACCGAGGGTATTGCTGGGCCTAATGGTGTCGCTACCGTTTCGACCACAAAGTACTTCAAAACAGTAACCTCGGTAACTGTAAGTGCCACAACTGGCGCTGACACCTTTGATATTGGTTGGACAGATGTTTGTGTAGGGCCTACCTTCCCACTGAATTGGCGGCAAACTGACTTCCAAGTCAGCCTTGGAGTGGATATCTCAGGCACAATCAACTACACTGTCCAACACTGCTTGGAGGACATTCGCAAAGCTAATCCATCCACTCTCACTTGGTGGCCTCATTCCACGATTGCGAGTAAAACCGCAGATACGGATGGCAACTACGCATCCCCCGTCACGGCCACTCGCATCTTGGTAAACTCCAGCACAAGCGGTGCTACGCTGGCCTTCCAAATCGTTCAAGGAAACTAACATGGGAATCTCAACTGATCCGCGCCAGCTTGAGCGGTTGCAACAACTGGAGAAAGTTCTCGAACTGCTCCAAAATCCTGAGAGCTACACTCGCCTCTTGGCTGAGGTTAAAACTACGATCAAACAACAAGAGGACGTGGCCAAACGCTATGTAACTGTCGAAGCTGCAGAGCAGTTCTTGCAGGAGTCGCGAAAGCTCCTCGAGGTCACGCAGGCGGAAACCAAAAGCGCGCAAGCGGCCCTTGCTGAAGCGCAAGGTAAGTTTGCTGGTGAGCAGGCTGTTAAACAGGCCGAGTTCGATGCAATGGAATCGTCTCTGCTTGCTCGAGCAAGACAATTGCAAACTCAGGCTAAGTCCCTCAATGAGCGTGAAGCTGCACTGGCTGCTGCCCAAGTTGCTTTCGATGCTGCATCCGGCGAAACCACTGCAAGATTGTCCCGCCAGGAGGCTGATCTCGCTAGGCGAACAGCAGATCTGACTAAAAAGGCTACTGACGTTAATCGTATTCTGGCCGCAGTAGGTTAAGGAGCATCTATGAGCGCAACGAATGCTTTTGAGACCTCACTCCTGGGTTTGATTATCACTAATGTAGATGCTGCCAACGTTGGTGATGCGACAGGTTTGCGCGGGTCCAGTGCTGCGGGTGTCTTTTGGATTTCGCTCACAGTCTCCCCAGGCCACACCGAGGCAGGCGATCAGACCACGAACGAGACAGCTTATACCAACTACGCTCGCCAGGACGAGGCGCGCAACACGACCCAATGGACAGTAACAAACGACACCGCCGACAACGATAACGCGATTGGCTTCCCAACTTGTGGCGCTTCTGGCGCGACGTTGTTCGGCTTCGGCCTTGGTTCTGCCAGTGCCGCCGCTGGCAACTTATTCCTAATTGGCGATCTGACCGCGACCCTTGCAGTCTCCTCAGGCATCACTCCGTCTTTCGCTGCAGGTGCGCTTGATGTAGTACTAGCTTAACCATGCATCGCCGAGAGCTGTTACAGCAGCAGCGGATAGCAGTTACCAGCGAATACGACATGGTGAAGCTTAGCCTTGGAAATGTAGATGTGCGGTTTAGCTATGAGACCGCCCTGCTCCTCTCTCAATGGCTTCGCATTCGAGCCAAGGAAGCTAAACGCCGCGCGGGAGATATGTCACGTCACTGGAGTGTAATTGGCACCCTGCATGATGCTAATTACGGCCCAGATCACACAAGGGGTTAGTGTGACTATCGAACAAAACGTTGATGTACTACAGCGACAAGTCCGGGCGCTGCGTCGGCAGCTGACAGTTGTTGAGGACTACATTGATACAGTAACTAGCCCCTTGTGGAAGCGCATGATCTGGTGGTTCCAAGGGTTTTACTTCCGCAAGGTGGGTCGGTGGTATAAGCCGGGTTGGATTCCTAAGTGGCCTAGATAAATGGCAACGAAATTATTTTTAAGGAATACGACCACTAACGGCATCACGACTACCGGAGATGGTGTCGTCTATGATATGATCACGACGGCTGGCGCAGCGGTCGATACCGATACTGTCACGCTCACCGACGGCGGCACACAGATTCAGTGGACGCAAAGCGCGGGCGGATCAACGATTGCATGGATTAGTGGCCGCGTGCCTGCGGGCGGCTTCACGCTGACTACAACTGACATCAGCGTCTGGCTGCTCGAATCGAACATGAACGACGAGGCCGAGGGACGCTATCGTGTGTTCAAGTTCACGCCGCCTTCCACCGTGACAGAACTAGGAGGCGGGCCGTTTGATGACGGCGCGGAACTCGGAACCGCGATCACAGAGATGACGTGGACCGGGAATGTAACCGACACGGCTTTTGCTGAAAACGACCGGATTCTCTTGCGCCTATACGCCACCAACTTCACCACGATGACAGCGGGTACGGCAAACGTACAGTTCAACGCCGCGAACACTACCACTGGTGACTCCTTCTTCAACATTGCGGAAACAGTTACATTCAAAGCTGAAGATAGTCCAATCTCCGGTACATCAACAGTTACTTTCACCCCAACTGGCACAATGGCTGGAACGGGGGCGTTGGCGGGTACTAGCACCCTCACACTCACTCCTACCGGCACCATGACTGGTGCAGGAGCTATTGCAGGTACCTCCACTCTTACCTTTACCCTCACAGGTACTGGGCAGCTTCTCGGTGAAATCACTGGTTCATCCACGCTAACATTCACCACGACGGGCACTATGGTAGGTGATGGTGCCTTGGCAGGAACATCCACAGCTGCCTTCACTCCAACAGGAACAATGGTTGGCGCTGGAGCTTTGGAGGGCACTTCCACAGCTACCTTCACACCTGCAGGAACGCTCTTGGGTGATGGGGCTTTGGCTGGTACAGTTACAATATCCTTCACTGATACTGGAACTACGGTAGGTGACGGTGTGTTGGCAGGCACAATCAGTGTTGCATTCACTCCCACAGGTACACTAACTGGCTCCGCGCCCGACGCGCTTGCGGGAACAAGTATTCTAACCTTCACTCTCACTGGTACACTCACCGCTGAAGGTGCAGGCTCTACAGTAGTGTTCTTCACCGGTGTTAGCAAAGCTGCTGGTGTCACTCACTTTCAAGGTATATCCCGCCCCACGATCCAACTCGAGGACGCAGGTGGTGGAACCTACACAGTCACCAAAACTCATGAGCTTTCAGGTGAGCTTAACCCTGACTCATTGAGTCGTGAAACTTATCTCATTGACGGAATCCTGCCATGACAGCTCCAGCACTTACCACGCCGCAGCGAATCATCCAAGATGCAATGGAGGATGCGGGATACCTCCAAGAGGGAGATACTCCCAATAGTGAACAATTTGCTCGATACTCTCGCCGCCTCAACGATGTGATCAATACCTTGCAAACACAAGGTTTAAAGCTCTGGACACAAACCGATCAGTCTGTTACACTGGTTGCAGGAACTCGAGACTACACGATGAAGTTGGGTGGGAGTGTAAACATCACCAAACCTATGAGAACTCTTCAAGGTTATTACTTGGACAGCAATAACAACCGTCGGCCAATCTATCCAATCTCCTGGGAAGAGTGGTTGCGGCTTTCAACTACAACACAACGTGGGGCAATTTCTCAGTACTTTGTGCAAAAGCAGGTTACACAACTGACTGTAAGTTTTTGGCTCACACCAGACACAACTGCCGCAACGGGAACAGCGCATTTGCTAATCCAGCAGCAAATCACGAACTTTACAGGCCTTTACGACACTATTGACTTTCCGATGGAGTGGATGCTTACTCTGCGCTGGAACCTTGCTGCTGATATCTGTACGGGTCAGCCACAAGCTATCATGGATCGCTGCGAGAGCAAGGCCCAATTCTATCGGACACTAATGGAGGACTGGGACGTTGAGGATACTTCTACGCGGTTCACGCCGGATGCACAAGTTACCAGCCAAGGCATGAGTCGCTTCCGATAATGGCCCTTGCACAACCATCCACGCAGGCTCAAACAGTCGCTATTCCAAAGCGCTTGCCACTTGTTGTCGCGCCGGAAAATCGTGATGATAGCACAGCAAAAGACCCTAAACTCGTCAACGGTTATATCGAGAAGACTCAAGCGGGTGAGTACCAACTATACAAACGGCCAGGGCTTAGTACTTACCAGACTAAAAGCGGGGCTGGTCAAGGCACTTTCAATTGGCAGGGTAATCTCTACAATGTAACAGGTGGGACGCTGTATAAGAATGGTACCTCATTGGGGGCGGTAGACGCTACCAATGGAGTCTATCGTTTTGATTCTACCCTTGGAGGTACTCCTCGATTAGTGTTGGGCAACGGGGTAAAGGGCTATACCTACGATAACACCACGCTAGCTGAAATCACTGGGGGTGATTGGCCCTCGGCCTTTGTTAAGGGTTGGGCATACCTTGACGGGACTATGTATGTAATGGATGCTGAGGCCAACATCAACGGGAGTGATCTTAACAATCCTACCTCCTTCCCCGTGGGTAATGTAGTTACAGCTCAGATCGAGCCTGACGCTGGTGTTGCACTCGCAAAGCAACTTGTCTACGTGATTGCCCTTAAAAGTTGGTCAGGTGAGGTGTTTTACGACGCTGGTAATCCTGCTGGTAGTCCACTTGGTCGTGTGCAGGGGGCAAAAATAAGTTACGGCTGTATTAGCGCTGAAACCGTGCAAGATGTTGACGGCAACCTAATGTGGGCCAGCACCACGAAACAGGGTACGGTTCAAGTAATCTTAATGGCTAATCTCAAAGCTGAGGTAGTTTCTACCAAGCCTATTGAGAGATTACTCGAAGGTATCACCTGGACAAGTGCAGTCTACTCTTGGGCCTTCAAGCACAACGGACACTCGTTCTACGGTATTACAAGTACGACAGCTAACCTCACCTTGGTATTTGACCTCCGTGAGCGTCAATGGTATCAGTTTGTGGATACGGATGGTAACTATTGGCCAATTGTAAGTGCGTGTGCTCTTGCCCAAAGCCAACATCTCTTACAACACATCTCGAATGGAAAGATCTACTTGTGCAATCAAGACTACTATACAGACGACAATTCACTGTTTACAGTAGATTTGATCTCCCCTAACTTTGATGGGGGAACTCGCAGGAGAAAGCAGCTGAACTTCCTCGAGTTCATCGGAGATCAAACTCCGGGGTCAGTACTTCAAGTTCGCAAAAACGACAACGATTACAAAGCAACAGGTTGGTCAAACTTTCGCTCCGTGGACCTATCGAAGCAAAGGCCCACGCTTAACAATAACGGCACGTTTGTGAAGCGGGCTTATAACTTCAAGCACCGCTGCAATACGCCCTTGCGAATTCAAGCCATTGAGATGCAGATCGATCTAGGAACACTCTAATGCCTCTTATCCAGCCGCCGCCCACGTATGCATTACCCATCTTGGTTGATGAGAAGACTGGCCAAGCTGCGTTCAATCCGATTTGGTTGAAGTGGTTTATTGATTTCACTGGAATCATAAACGCTGCTGGAGGTACAAGCCTCGCAGACATAATCAATCAGACTTCACCAGTGCTCTCCTTGGGAGGAAGTGCGGACAGTGGTGGTTCTGATGATGGAATGACTATTCCGGGGCCTCAAGGATTGCAGGGTATTCAAGGCTTGAAAGGCGATACTGGCTCTCAAGGCCCTAAAGGTGACCAAGGAATACAAGGCCCACAAGGCGTACAAGGTGAAACAGGCGCAACTGGTGCGACTGGCCCAAAGGGTGATACAGGTTTGCAGGGGCCGCAAGGTATTCAGGGCGAGACTGGGCCTACTGGTGCAACTGGTGCTAAAGGTGATACTGGAGCTACTGGACCGCAAGGAGAGACTGGCCCTCAAGGCCCGCAGGGAATACAAGGCATTCAGGGGCCTAAGGGGGATGATGGTAACACAAATGTATTTATACAAGATACAAACCCAGCCGTATCTGGAAATTATGTTTGGTATGAAACCGAAAGCGGTAATTTAAAAACAATTTGGGTAAACATAGAATAATATATGGCATTACAAAACGCATTTGGTGATTTAAACCTAGAGGCCACGCAGCTTGACATAAAGGCAGCGGTTCAGGCATTAAAATCTAGCAATGAGGCATTGATTGACCTTGTGCAGCAGCTGCAGTTTCTTAATTCAATTAAAGGCCCAGCCGCAAATGTGCGTGTATCAATTACTGACGGCGCTATTAGCTCCCTGCCTACACTTGGTACTGTAAGCACAGTAAGTAATGTAGGTTCTGTTGGTGGTTATGCCGCCAACACAATGGTTTTAAATGCAATGAACTCAAATGCTTGTTGCGCCAATATACAAAACGTGATTATAAGCTAATATGGCAACTACAAATAATAACAAGAAAGTTTTACACCGTAAGGAGTGGCAGTTTATGACACCTGCTCCTACTGCTTCTGTTGCTGGCTCTTTTATCGTCAAAGACCCTCGTGGCGTAATGCGAACAACGCTATATGTAACTGGAACAACATCGCAGTATTTGTATGCTGCCGATGAGGACGCATGGATGCAAACACCGTCTATGGCCCTTGCTGGAACATTTGGTGCTGGAGCTTGTGGTGCGTGGAGTTGCTGGTCTAATACATTAACTGCCACAGGTGGTACGACTACCACGCTTACGCTTTCCACCGCTTTAAACGGTGCGCTTACTGGTGCTAAAATCCGATTTTTGACTGGCACAAACATAGGCAATGAAGTCACCGTCACAAGTGCGCTTATTGTGCCTGCTGGTACTAGCACAATTACGTTTAGCCCCGCCTTGGCTTCTGCTGTTACAACCGAGACATTTGCTGTATCTACTGGCCGTTATTTTGTAATGAATGCTGGTACGACCGCGGCTGGCATTTTTAAGAGCATTGACCCTCTAACTGGCGTGATTACATCTCTTGGCACAACCAACTTGCCAGCGTCTTGGGGTACTGATGGCCGATTAGTATCTACTCCTAGCTATGTCGGTGCTTTTGCGACTGGAACCGCAACATCTGGTACTAGCACGACACTTGTAAATAGTGCAAAGACTTGGACAGTAAACCAATGGTGCAATTATCAAGTGCGCATTACGGCTGGTACTGGTATCGGGCAGGGAGCTAATAGCGCCGTCAGTAATTGATACACGCACATTTGCGGCTGGGCCTTTAATTGAATTAAGAAACTGCAGCTGCTGCACAAGGTCAATCAATGCCTCATTGCT